TGACCCCGTAGACCGACGAGTTAACGAGGTACGGTAAGACTTCTCAGAGATTAACTTCCCATCTCTAAAGAACATCTTGCGCCCACTAGCACCTTTACGAGTGTAGAGACCTTTCCCCTTTGGCATATCAATTAATGTTTAATCCGTTATATAACCTTTTTCCACTAGCATAACTATTTATGAAACGCTGATATTCTTATTATTATGACCGACAAGTCAAAGTTTAGTTTTGGTAGCATCCCTGTCATGAGGGAAGTACCACCAGGCATGGATGCCAGGTTCCGGTTTACGGGACCAGGCAAGATCGTAGAAACAGAGCAGTATGGAGAAAAGATGTCTTTCCCTATATCTCTTTCTTACCACCCCTCCTATGATTCCCTACCTCCCCTACCTGATAACGTAGTGGACAGAGATAAGAAAGAGGCAGAGTTAGAAGGACAGACCATAGAGTGCAACTGGCAAACCAAATGCCAGAGTGCTAAACAGTTAATGGGACGACTTAGCGATCCTACTGACAAGCACGAAAAGGAATTGAAGAAGCATTATGAGAAATCAGAATGGCAATTGACCAGGTTCGATACTGGTGCATACTGGTTGGAGGTGTTGTTCCCATGATCTGCAGACAGTGTGATAAGAAAATGAAAGTCGTAGGCTTTAATGGAATCTGTGATGTTCATCGTTGCTTGGATTGTACACCATATCCGGAGAAAGCATGAACCGTAGATGTAATATCTGTCTACGTAATGTTGATCACTTGCGCACTGATAGGTTCAATGAGAACTTAACAATCTGTTACGATTGCCAAAAGGTTATTAAGAATCTTTAATGGCACGTAAACATCGGTGGTGTATACGTTGTAAAGGTCTTATTCATGTGGGCAGACCTAAAGGATCAGTATATTGTAAACACTGTGAAAAGGCTGTACAATGAAAACAAAACCTTTTAGACGCGTACTAGAAGAAAGGGACGAAAACATAGCATTACAGTCACTTTCGTTTTAAAGGACGGGAAGGTGTTAAGGATGAGGTGGGGTAGCAATGGGTATAAAAGGCGTGTTTGGGGCGCTAGAAGGCGTTGTAGGGGCGTTATTTGGCGTTTCAGGGGCTAATCAAACCCGAACTTGCCGTGTACCAGTTTCGTAACTTTCGTTTTGTCCTGGTTATCTGCAGCTTTCTGAATAACTGGGATCAACTTGGACGCTGCAGCCTGGATGTACCACGGTTGATCCTTTAATTCTTCAGTCATACTATGCAACAAAGACATTTGGGAACCCTCTTCAGTCTCGCCAAGTTTCTTGGCAGCATTTCCCATAGCACCGTTCCAGAAATCTATCGCTGCTTTTCTTGCTTCAGGAATCATGAACTCTTCAAAGTCAACCAGGGCCTGTTCACGAATTTGTTTAGTGATTACTCCAAGGCTAGCTAACAGGGTTTCGTCTGACTCTTCAGATAATAACCAGGTCTCAATCTTTTTCTGCGTTCTTAGCGGAATCCAATAAGTATAGATCAGCAAGTAAAGCCCAAAGCTCAAAACCCAAACAAGTGCGAATAGTTCGTCTGTCATGCAAGAGGACCGTTACCACCAAATAAACCTGTTTCTCTTAATCGTTTTTCCCACCATGACACTTCTGCTTTTTCTGTGATTGGTTCAAAAACCTCTTCAATTTCTGTTTTTGCCTCATCTACTTGATCCTGGATAAATTGCTTAAGATTACCAGGAAGATCACCAACTGCCTGGGCAAGCTGATTTATCATATCCAAAGCCTCATCAGTTTTATCGTACATTGCAGCCAGGACAATTCCTTTTGGCAGTCCTAGGTCGATTGTAGGTACAATTTCAGCTATTGCGATCAAGTTATTCATTGCACTGATCCTTTTATCTATTTTAGATATTGCTAACCAGGTAATTCCCTGGATAAATGGAGTAAACGCCTGGATAGTTGCTGGTATAACAACCTCCCATGGAATTTCTTTAACGTCAACTTTTACCATTAATCAAACTGCCTGATCCCTTCCAGAATAGCTACTGCAGCCAGGAGAAAACGCATTAGCAGTTGCTCCCAGTTATAATCCTCGTATGGCATTTACTTGTAGATCCTACCAGTGATAGAACCCAGTTGACCTCTTGCAGATCCTTCAGATGAGACAGTTATCTGAACTTCAGTATAAGCAGGAATAATAACATACACTGGGTTTTGAGGTTGATTGGTGCGCTGACCTATTGAACGATCCGTTGTCCATTGTTGTACTATTGTACCATTAAAATATATTCTATAGGTCATATCTTCGCTTGCATCAGTAGGGTGACAGAATTGAACCTTTCCTTTAAACAGATAATTTCCTGATGTGAAAACAAAGTAATCATTTTCACTTCCACTTGATCCAGAACCAACGTTTCCAGAATATGCATAAGCAAAATTCCCAATTACTTCTAGAGCTTCAGCTGGACCAGTGAAACTGTTACTGACCCCTAATATGGTCATTAAAGTCCTAAGCTGCGTACGTTATTGATACTGCTACGTCTACTGTTTCCGCTGTCGTGCAACTTACTGAGAAGTCAATCTGGTTCCCAGCTATGATATCAAAGATACCTGCAGAATTCTCAACAACAACGGGCTGTCCATTGTTTCCGTCAAGTGGTCCTGCTGCTGAATTAGACCAGGCTGGTCCTGCGAATATCTGCTGTACTGAAACACCATCTCCTGCAAACTTGAAAACACTTACACCATCTGTGGCGCTAGTGTGATCAGGTGAACAGCTCATGCTGATTCGTACAACCCTATTCATTCCTTCAGGGTTAGTTGTGCTTTGCGAACTTCCGAGAAGTTGACTAATTGAGGCAAAAGTGCCTGCAGTCAGTGAACTTGCTGCGAGAGTGTAGGTTCTAGTTTGTAGTCCTGCCATGTTTTATCTCCTTTTTATATTCTGAAATACATCTTGGTTCCGCCAAGTTTTACACTTGGGAACCACTTACGTGCCAATCCGCCTGCAGTAGCCAAAACTATTGCACTGGATAATACCGATTTGCCAGTCTTTGATGTAGCAAGATCAACCGCATTCTTGGATAGATCACTGAATGCATCCTGAAGCTGTCCAGCTAAGGTAGCTCCGATCACTCCTTTGGTTAATGTTGCGCCTGATCCAACTGCTGTTCCCTGGTTCAGGTAATTCGCTACGCTTAGACCTGCAGCCATTCCAGTAATGGATGGATGCGGCATTGCGGGTTTTCTGTATCTTGCCATATTCTTTCTCCTATTGGTTCGCCTAGGGGAAGGCCTTGGGTTGCGTTTGCGTGACCCCGTAGACCGACGAGTTAACGAGGTACGGTAAGACTTCTCAGAGATTAACTTCCCATCTCTAAAGAACATCTTGCGCCCACTAGCACCTTTACGAGTGTAGAGACCTTTCCCCTTTGGCATATCAATTAATGTTTAATC